TATTGGTGTCTCCCGAGAATGTCATGACCGGGTTGTCAAGAGGTAGGATAGTCACCTCTTCAATAGAGGTCCTCGTCCCCGAGCTTCCCTGGTTCTGAATGACGAACCCTGTCGACTTTCCTTCAGTGATCGGACTGGAGATGTTCTGGTCGATCTTCAGCACTCCGTTTACATAAGCTCTCAATTTCGTCTTAGACAGTCTCATCTCCATGATGGTCCCGTTTGCGAAATCGCACGCTACAGGAGTTGTAGAAACTCCGTGAGCGACTGTCGATACCGTGCTTGCGATGCAGTCGATGAACATACCCACCTCATAGTCATCTCCATCGTGTCCAGCTACTAGCCAAACACCCTGGTCTGCTGCGGTTCTGATCTTCGCCTTGACGGTAATCTCCTGACCGGGTACATCAACTAGACCCAATCCGTACTGTGAGACAGTCAAAGTTCTCGCCATGCCGTCTTCGCAGTAGATCACGTCATCGTCATTGTCGAGCCACTCCCCGTAGTTGACGGTTCGTGTCGGACTTGTCCCCGCCAGTTTGATCAGTGCGCTGTTGCGACTGAAGTCGTCTTTGACATACTCCTTGCCGACATATGAGTTTCTTAGAGTGAACTTGCCTTGGTAGTCGAACGTGAAGATAACTCCCTCTGCAAGAGCAAGCTCTCCGAACAGTTCCCAAGGGGCTGTATCATGTAGGAACACAACAGGGTAGTTCCTTGTTGTATCTACATCAATCACCATATCCGCATACCTGATCCCCGCATATGACAGAAGCTCTACAAACGGCACAGTCACGTTCGTATCCTCCCATACCCTCCCGAAATCCTCAGGCACATCTTGAAGGAACTTTGAGAAGTCTCTACAGTTGACAGTTACAGACATGCTGCTTCCGTCTTCATTCCACTCATCAGTCCAGAAGACACCCATCTGCACTTCCTCGCCGCCAGCTTGAATGCGAGGCGTCACCTTGCAGTTCTCAACGAGATACTGAGAGAAATCTCCGTCCCCGTTCATGCAGAACTCCTGGCCCGTATTGTCCAGTTCGAAGTCGAAGCTGTTGGCTGATGTTGTTCCAATAGGTCGCTGACCCTCGTACTGCTCACGAACCTCGCTAACATCAGATGACACGATATAATCGTGCTGACTGAAAGTCTTTGTGAAGAATGCGTTGAACTCACTCAATCTCGCATAGTCTCCAGCAATTCTTGTCGAGTAGATAGTTGCCCTCAGTCCGTACACCTCAATGTCATCATCCAATGAGACGCTGACGGTGTACTCGTCTTCACCAAGAAGGTAAGGGGTATCCCAGATATCGATCCACTCCCCCTCCCCGTCTTTGTAAGCGGCATTGATGGATTTCATATTCGGGTAAGCCTCATCGAAGAACAGAGTCAGGTCGTTCGCCAGTCTTCCCTTCGGGGTTGTACCGTCGTCTTCAAACCACTCGCTCTTCACCCACTGAGGCGCAGCAAACACCCCTGTGGAGTCGTTAGAGCGCTCGCTGCTCCACCAGCCAAGCTCTAGGTCATCTACATGATCGGGGTCAATACAGCGGTATGTAGCGCCTGTGTCTTTGCTCTCTAGCTGCGCTCCCGCATCACAAACCAGCCATTTGAGGGTGTTGTGGTTCTTGTTGTTGAACGCCTGGTCTGCTTTCCAGAAGTCAACAAGATCCTTCTTGATGAAGTTCTCGATACTCCGTGACTCGTCTTTAACAGACGACGCACTGCAAACTTGATGATCGTTGAATCGGTTGTTGCCGAATTCGATCTCCAATGTCATTCCGATTTCAATTGCATCCTTGTTGAATTCGGCCACGAAGTCTTCATGTGCCTGCTTCATTATTCGATCTGCTCCAGTTCAAGATTTACCTTCCATCTCCAGTTAGTTAGGTCCCCTCGTCTATGAGAGACCTCACTGGAGAAGTCGGTTACGAACACCTGATACGACTGACTGTTCACTACTGGCCCTTCTCTAGAAGAAGTAGTGAACACCAGCGGCCTTCCGTCAGTAGCCATAGAACTCAATTCGTAGAATCCAGCGCCCCCATCGAACGACTGATCACTCGACCAAGGCATGTAGTCCCATGAGATCGACCAACGGGAAGTAGACGGCTTCATGATGAAGCGCTTCTTCTTCCCGCCAGCAAGAGTCTTGTCGATCAATCTTGGGTCGCTTGCTGTACTCACGGGGGAACGTGACTCCTCGCACATAGGTACGAGGGTGTCTCCGATAAACCCTAGGGAAATCAATGCTGGTTGGTACACTACTTAGTCACTCCCTTGAAGGAGGTCTTTGTGACACCCCTTGCCTTTTGAATCTTAGGAACAATATCCTGCTCCAGCTTCAACTGAAGCTTCTCCAGTTCACGATCTGTTCCGAAGAACCCGCCTTCGAAGTGAAGATTGATCTCCACATCTCCACCAACACTACCAGCATTCAGTGCATCTGTCAGCTTTTTCGTTAAAACGGTTTCGCCCTTGTGGACCTGAGCAACACCGTCTTGCACAACATATCCACCAGTATCCATTGCAGGAAGAACCAATCCGCCCTTGTGGTATTCCTTGATTGAGTCATACACACCCATCCACTTAGCAATGTACTTTCTCATAGTCAGCGGGTTGCCGTAGCCCATTTCCTTGTCCCAGTTTCCTGAGGCGAAGACAGCAGGGTTGTACCAGTTTCCAGGCACAGCACGAAGATCGTTGTTGTAAGACGCAAGGAAGCGCCTTACGTCTGACGCCGCTCTCGCATCCTGAACACTCGCCGGGGCCATAGCTGCATTAGCGTATCCTCCGTAGTTGTTCCATGTTCCGTTGACGTACTGGTATGCTCCTGAAGCTGTTGAGTACTTGTTGCGTGCCTGGTAGTTTCCGCCTGATTCAAGAGTTCTAATGGTCTTCAGGATTCTCGCCATCGGCCCCGCAGGAGTTGAAGTGTTTGCATTACCCAACCCCGGAATCATCGATCCTGTTGAACCGCCTGAAACCAGTCCAGGCCGGATTACAAGTCCGCTTGGACTTGTTGATCCTGCACCAATTCCCATGTTCGCAAGAGGGTTGCCCTTGCGCATTGCAGCTCTCCAAGCCTTCGCCTCGACAGGCTGTACGTGCCAAGGCTCGTAACTCATAGGCCATTCAAGTCCGTACTTAGCTCCCGCTGCTCTTTGTGCAGCAGTTGTTGAAGACGGAGCCAAGTCGATGGCAAGACCAAAGTTATGCATAGATGAGCCAGGAGGCGCAGCTTGTGCTTGGCCCGGAACTCTCGCTAGCCAACGGGCGTATAGGCGAGCCTGCTCTGCCATAGTTCTGAACCCAGAACCGATTGAGAACTTGCCTCCCATTTCCTTGTTCCACGCCTGGAATCTACGTACGAACTCAGGAAGAAGCCCAGATGCAAACTCTCCTGGCGCAATCGCTCCTCCCGCCATAGATGTATCCATGACAGAACCGGCAGCAGCACGCAGTGCAGACTTGTAGTCGTCTACACTGTACTTTCTCGTACCGAACTTGAGCTTAGCCTTGCCCTTACCCCAAAGATCAGCGGCCTTCTTGAAAGAGCTTCTTGTTGCGTTTCCAACAGCAGCTTTCATTCCCTTTGTTGCCTTAGGAGAAACATATCCCCCTGTGTGGAAGAAAGGCATCTCATCTCCAGCCCCGCTGTTGAGTCTGTCTAGGAACCCAGTTCCTAGTTTCTGAACAGTTGAGCGCTTGACAACGTACTCTCCGCTCTGAAGAGTTGCGGGAATGTCATGTGCGTTTGAGTTCTTAGGACCGACGTGCCCGCCTGTGTGAAGATGAGCCGTAGAACCTGTTGTTCCAGTTGTAGGCAATCCACCAGTTGACGGGTATGCTTGCCAGTATCCAGGGTTGTTTGAAGCGGAAGCCCCACCGTTCGGACCAGCACTCGACTTGTCTGATGCAACAATGTCAATACCAAGAGCAGCAGCAAAGAACTTCATAGCTGCATCTCCTGACCAGTAAGCCTCTTCAGCTACCTGCTTCTTTGTTGCAGCGAACGCATCTCCCCAGCCCTTGTTCCAGTTTGCAGCTTGATCAGCACCGATCTTGCCGTAGCCGTTGGTGAACTCCATCATCTTGTTCTGGATGGCCTGGTGCATCAACTGCGCAGCAGCGACGTTCTTCGGAATGTACTCAGTCATGAGATCTAGCTGCTTCTGCAACTGATCCTTGCGTACAGCAAGAATCTTCTGAAGGTTGTCCTTCTCAATCTCAAGCCGCTTCCGGGCCTCGTCTCTTGTGCGGTCCGTCAACTGCTGCTGACGGTCCTTATCTACCTCCTGCTCTTCCTTGTCGAGATCGTTCATATCTCGCTGGTGATCGTAAGTTAGCTGCTTAGCTTCATCGTATCTTCCCTCGTAGATCGCCGCATCATAGTCGGCGTGGTACTTGAGAAGAGCAGCCTTTCGCTGCTGACGAAGCTCATCCTTGCGGGCAAGGTAGTCCAAATCCTCTGAACGCTTGCGCTCAGCGTCAACCTCGTCGTCAATCGCCTTGATGCGCTTATCGACGCCCTCAATTAGACCCTCTGAATACTTGTCAAAGGCGTCTAGAGCGGCTTCCTTCCAGCCATCAACAATCTTCTGTAGCTGCCCCTGGAAAGCACTGATGAAGTTCTGTACTGCTTCCTTACCCTTATCCTCAGCCTCTCCTGGGTCTACTTCGGGGGCAGGAACATTAGGCGTATCTGCACCCTCTTCAACGCCCTTGTTGAAGTCGTCCTTTGACTTCTTACCCTTCTTCTTGCTCTTCAGAGGATCGGGACCAACCCAGTTGTCGATCTTCTCGGCAAAGCCATCGACAAAATTATCTGTGTTTGTGTTCCACTGCTTGAGAGACTTCTCCCAGCCCTTCATGAAATCAAGGCCAGGTACCTTCCCAACGAATCCCGCAATCTTTCCAAGACCGTTCAGAACACCCTTGATTCCCTGTGCCCATACACGGACAAGAATCATAACCATGTTCGTCCAGAGCTTCTTGATGCCCCAAACAACAATCTCGAAAATCTTCTTCATTCCCTCCCAAGCATCCGACCAATCACCTGACAGAACAGCCATGATGACACGGAACACCTGAACGAAAACGAAGATGATCTTTGTAATTACCTGCATGACGCCAGAGACAACCGGAGTGATTGTACGTACAATCAGAGCGATAAGCTGAAATACCTTGCCGATAATCTCACCGACGTTCTTCCACATGCTACCCGTCTGATTTGCACCGTTGTCCTGAGTTCCACTGATGGCATCCCAAAGTCCGACGATAGGCTCCTTTACGGCGTCCCAAAGTCCCTTGAAGGCCTTCTTAACGGCGTCGATTCCATCCTGTGCTGCGTTCTTCCACTTATTGAAATTGATTACAAGCACGGCAATTGCAGCAGCAATAACGGCAACTACAGCAATGATAGGAGCGGCAGCAACCACCAACTGGGGAATAGAGCCAGAGAATGCACTTATAAGTCCCGCAACTGGTCCGGTTGCTCCCTCGGCTGCTGCTCCTACTCCCGCAGTAGCACCTTCTAGTCCTGCCATTCCTGTCGAAGCCTTCTTCAACGGGTTGATCATGTTAATTAGGTTTACGGGGTTGAGAAGCCCACCCTTCTTCTTGGTGTAGTCTCCCTTGACTGCTGATCCAGCCTTCTTGATTCCACGACGAATACGTCCACGTCCAGCAACAGGAAGTACAGCATCGTCGGCCTCGTCAATGAGCGCTGCCTTGTTGCCCTCCCACTTGAAGCGTGACTTCTCTGTACCGACCATTCCGGCATTCTCAATGTCGTCAAGGTCGTCGTAAATATCAGCGTGAGCGGCAGCGTTACGTGCTGCGGCAGCCTCAGCTAGAGCCTCCGTCTCCTTGTTACGACGGTATGACTCTTCTAGCTCAGCGAGAATAGCTGCACGCTCAGCCTCTTCAATGTCCGACATATCAAGCATTGAAGCAGCTTTCTCCGCCTGGGCTGCCTTGGCTGCACGGTACTCAGCAAGAGACTTGTACTCGACAAGCTCCTTGGTATCTAGATCGAATACCTCGTACACCTTTGTGTGTGCTGACTCAAATGCTTCCTGTGCGGCAGTTAGCTCCTTCTGGGCCTCTTCAGCCTCAGCTAGAATCTTCTTCTTTGCTGCCCCGATCTTGGCTGCTCGACGTGAGCGCCAGCTACGGTGAGCCTTTGCCTCCTGAGCATCAAGACGGTCTGCTTCAGACTCAAGGTCTGCTAGAACGTCTTCAGCCTTTGCCACCCGCTTCTTTGTCTTCTCAACCTCTTCAATCTCGGGGATTGCGTCAGTTACTTCCTGCTCTGTTAGAACAGCAATTCTCTTGCGGTTAGTATCTAGGCTCTTCTCAGCAGACTCTAGGTTTGAGCGGTGGGCGTTCAGTTTGGCATCTAGCCTGCTCTTCGTGTCGTTATCAAACGTACCATCAAGAATACGAGCAGCAATCTCGTCCTTGATCTTATTCATTTCGGCCTTGGCGTGAGAGATATTGTCATTGGCCGCATCAACAGCCTTCCAGGCCCGCTTGACCTTCTCTTCGTTGACACTTGAAGCTGTACGAGAAATCTTCTCAGCGGCCTTTACGTCATCGTCAATGACAGGAGCGAAGCCTGAAGTAAGGTCGTCCACCATTGACTCGACCCCGTTCACCTTCTTCTGATTTACCTTCTTACGTGCTTGCTCGTTTACAGAGTCATCTAGGCTCAAATCCTTCTGACGTGTACGGTTATCATTGGTGCTTACACGGCCGTCACGTCCCGCTGCTGCGCTCTCTGCGGCTGCTCTAGCGTTTGTGGCCTGTCCGGTGTAGATAGAAGCCTCAGCGAACTGACGCTGAATTGCATCATTCACCTCAACTAGCTTCCCGGCATATGCCTCAGCAATATCGTCTCCCATTTCAGGGTGGTACTGCTTCACAACCTTGAGTGCGTTCTTGACAGTCTTCTCCTCGTTGTTCGCCATGAACTCATGTAGGCTGTCTGCCATTTCAGGCGACAGGTTTCCTACAAGTTTATCTAGCTGACGAGGTGTGAACATACGTCCATCGGGACCCTCTAGCTTGCTCATGAACTGACCATTGCGCTTACGCTGCGGCTTAAGGGCTTCCTCAAGGACGTTCATATCGTCCCCGCCATCAACGAAGTCCTTTGTTAGTGCGTTTACAGCACGGCTAGCGCCACGCTTGTTAGCCTCAGACTTCTTGATACGGCTCTCAGCACGAGCAATCTCGTCATCGTATGCCTTCTTACGGTAGTTGTCTGCTAGAGAAGTTTTCTTAGCCTCAGCCTTACGACGCTCGGCGGCAATATTCTCTTCTAGTCTCTGAGCATCACGTAGCTCTTCGTCAGCGAACTTCTGCTTGATGGCCTTACGTGCGTTAATAGACCCCTTACCTACAGCGGGGTTAGCCTTGAGTTCATTTTCAAGAGCCTTATTGCGGATCGTACGCTCCTTAGCATGACGAGTCTCTAGCGCCTCAATTCGATCCTCTGTTGCACTGTCGATCTGATCGAACAAGTTCTGCTCATCGGCAGCTAGCTGCTTAAGCTTTCCTCTGTAATCAGCGATACGGGCCTTGTCTCTGTTGATCTGATCCTGAGCAGCACGAACTGAAGCCTGTGCTTCATCAAGCATGGCTGCACGCTGCCCAGTTCCCTTCTTCAGACGTGAGGCTCCTTCTCCCTCAAACTTGGGCTTTCCAACTGTCTGGGCACGGAGAGCATTTCTCTTAGCCTGCTTGCGGAATGTTGCTGTGTCGTCAGGATTTGCTCCAGGCAGCCCTTGTGAGATTTCAGCAGCCAGTTCGTTGACGATTGACATTGCGTCATCTTCGTAGCCTGTCTTACCAACTAGATCACGGAACACTCCACGGAAGCCCTGCTTTCCTCCCCGTGACTTTCCGCTCATCGGATTGCCCTCATACATGTCCCCGAATAGAGCGCTAGCTAGTGTCTTCTTAAGCTCTTCGGGCATACCGAATTCATCAGCGTATGCAGAAATATTTCCTGATGCTCTCGCTGACTTGATCCAGTTCTCAATAAAGCTCTTTGAGCGCTCGGCGTTCTTTCTTCTGATGCTGACATTAGTAGCCTCAGTACGAGCCTTCATCTGATTCAAGGCCTTCTCTGCTTTGGCTGCATTCTCAGGACTGTAACGCTTCTTAGCTGCGATCTTCTCTAGACGTGAAACTTCTGAAGGATCAAGCCCAATCTCCTCCAGAATATCTGGAGCAGCAGTCTTGATAGACTTGTCAATAAGCGCCGGACCTCTTGACTCAGGGAAGTTCTTCTTCATGTAGTAGTTAATATCTGAGTCAGAGTGCTGACGCACCCATGACTTAGAATCAAGCAGTTTCGGAGTACGAGCAGTTCCGTCAGCACGCTTTGCATACTTCCAAGACTTACCGGGGTTCAACTCGTTGTTGAGCGCAATAGCCATAGAAGCTAACTCTTCACGCTTCTTCTCAAGCCTGCTGAGAAGCTTGCCGTTCGGGTTCTTCTCCTTGCGAAGCTCCTTGATCTTCTTCGTTACCTTATCATATTCCTTTTCAGTGTCCTGCATCGACTTGCCGTAGATGTTCTTCTTTACACTGTTGACATACCTCTCGACCTCTTCAGCAATAGGTGAGTTCTTCTTCGCCCACTCAACAGGATCATTACCACGACGAGCGGCAGCCATAGCCTTCTCAATCTCTTTTCTCCAACGGGCATCATCCATGTCGTTGACGTTCTTCAGCACACCTTCGTTGAGTCCATCACGCAGTTCGTCGTAGATACGACCTGTTCTCAACTGAGGAAGTCCATCAGATGAAAGCTCAGCTAGCTTCTCAATTACTGCACTGAGAGGCTTGTTGTTCTTTCTTCCGTTCTTAGGTGACTTCGTAACATTCAGTGCCTCAAGACCAACATCATCTACAATGCCATTAGAGGCATCTAGAGCGCCCTTGATAACGTCGTGAAGCTGCTCTGGCTCTCCGTTACGGAAATCTCTCAAGATGCCGTCTAGATTCACGTCAGGACGTGCTAGAGAATCATCTAGAGACTCGTAGAACTTGTTCAGACGCCCCTCGTACTCAGTTAGACGGTCGCCAACATCTTCGATGCCTAGATCGGGACGAACTGGTAGAGGCACACCGAATGTCTCTTGGAAGCCGAGGATCTTCGAACGGATATCAGCGACTCTCTCACGGCCCGCCTTCACTTCGCTCAGGTCAGCCTCGCCTAGACCCTTCTCACCCTCAAGGACGGATAGGGCCTGGATTGAATCTGCGTCGAACTTATCTACCTGCTTCTGCGCCTTGTCGATCTTCTTCTGTAGGCTGTCTGCCTTCTTCTCGTTGAGGATCTTCTTCTTGGTAATAACACGCCCCGCATCTTCTGACATTGAAGCGCTGGCGATATCCCTAGCAGCCTGCTTACGGCGTGCATCCATACGCTTGGACAGTTCAGTATCAACAACGTCATCTGGGACAGTCGGTCCTGACTTACCTCCCCCGCCTAGATCGACACTATCATCAATTGCAGCACCCTGTGCACGGGCAGCGTTAAGTCGCTCCTGCGCAGCAGTATTCGCATCAGTAGCCTTTGTCTGTGCCTCAGTTGTATGTATTCTCTTATTAGCTAGGTCATTAAGAGTCTTCTCAATATCAGGCAGGAGCTTCTTGTCTCCTGTCTCGTCAAAAGCTGCCGTAAGCTCGTTCAACTTGGTGATCAACGGGTTTACACCGTTGGCTGTATCGATAAAGCGGCTGCGCATACCGAAGATAAGCCCAAATGGCTTCATAAGCCCCTTGGCAATCGTTCCAAGGAACACAAGAGACTGTCCGTAGACATACACAGCGGGACCGACAAGAGCGATAGCTGCTACTAGCATGAGGATCTTCTTCTTCGTCCCCTCGCTCATCCCCTCAAACTTGTCAACGACCTCGTTGATCTTCGTAAGCACCTTCGTAGCGACAGGGATGAGCTTCTTGCCTAGATCCTGTCCTGCGTTGATAAGGTCCTGAACCTGTGACTGGAACTCGACAGTAGGATCGTTGAGTACGATCCCGATCTGCTTCTTCCAGTTCTGCATTGCAGCAGACGACTCATCACGGGCAATACCCATTGCCTTAGCCAAGTCCTGACCTGAGGCTGTTGTCTGATCCATGCTCTTCGATAGAGACTCTAGAAGCGCAACACCCTGGCCTGAACGCTCGCCTCCGAACATGTTGCGGATAAGCGTTACTGCCTGTTCCTGGCCTGTGATAAGACTGCCCTGCTCTGAGTTAAGCACCTGATATGCCTGAGCTAGCTGGCTCACCATATCTACAGCATCACGCATCTTGCCAGTCTTAGGATCGTTGAAGCTCAACCCCAATCCGGTTGTCTTGTTGATCTCCTCAAATGTGTCCTTCAACGCCTTCAGCCTGTTTCCGCTGCTGTCGTTGTTCACAAGAGCAAGGGCTGGCGCTAGCTTGGTGAACGAGGCACGCAGCGCATTGGCAGCTTCTGAGGCCGGGAAACCAGCCTGTGTGATGCCCGAGAGAAGCGCAGCAGTCTCAGTTGCGCTTGCTCCAAGCTGCTTTGTCAACGGATAGATCTTCGGGAACGACTCAGCGATATCCTGCATGGACAGGTTCGTCTGGTCTTCAATCATGTTGAACTTCGCCAGTGTTTCCGTCAGTTCGTTTCCGACGATTCCACCTTGACGCAGAACCCGAACAACCTCAGCAGCCTTTGTCGTATCGATATCTCCGAGTGCAGCAAACTTGACAGTTGCGTCGGTCAGTTCTGCAATGTCTGTGTTCTTGAATCCGATCTGTGCGAAGATGCCCTGGATCTCCTTGATCTCAGAACGAGCCTTTCCAAAGCCCTTCTGCATCTCGCCCTCAAACATGCCTCCACCCGACAAAGCCTTGGACTGCTTGTCCAAGTACTCCATGTCCTTAGCGACCTGCTTGACTCCCTGGCCCTGATCAACCAGCTTCTTAAGCTGTAGCTCGACCTTGCCGATCTCCATGGCGGACTTGAAACTCAGGGCAGCGATAGCTACAAGAGGGGCAGTGATACCCACCATCATCTGACGACCCGTCCACTGTGCGTTCTTGCCCACGTTCTGTAGGTTGTTCGCCATATTTGCGAAGGTTCTTGTAGCCAAGTTAGCCTTCATCATGAAGCGCTCCATCTTCAATGAAGCGTCGTCAAGCGTCTTTACCTGGCCCTTGTGGATCACAATAGCTGTCTTGGCCTCACGGTTGAACTTGACCATTGCCTCTCTCAGTCCAGTGATGGACTTCAGGTAGTGGTTGTCAACAACGTTCGTGCCTTCACGCCAAGCGTTGACCAGCAGCCTGTTTCCGCTCACAAGCTGCTGTGCTGTCAATGCCTGCTGCTTGCCTGCACTGGCTGCCCTCTGCCCCGCAGAAGCAGCGTCCTTTGACGCCTTGGCTGCCTCTCTTGCCTGCTTTACAATAGCCTTCTGGCTATCAACGGCCTGCTTATTAGCAGCGGCAAAATCCTGCCCCATCTTCTTGCCTGCATTAGCAAGCTGCTCCAACTGCTTAGTGGCGCCTTGGAGTTTAGCATCGGCAAAGATTTGTACGACTACTTGAATAGGGGTGTTTGACATATATTACCTCGGGTACAGGTGGAGCTTATTCAGTATAGCCTTAATACTGTTTAAACTCACACCTTCTTGTACCCCAACCCAGCAACTAGGTCCGGTGGTTTATCCGCAGCGGCTTTACGCTTACGGAACTCGGCCTCAAATGCCTTTATTTCTTCAGGAAGATCATCGTTTGACTGGTCATCTTCAAACGGATCAATCTCAATCCCTTGGAAAGAACCCATAATCCTGAAGTAGTTATGGTTCTTCTTCTTCAAGCTCTCATGGAGCAACAAGAGTTCGTCTAAGATGAGATGTTCTTCGATATCGTCAAAGCTCTTCCAGGCACCTATGCCCTCAACTAGAAGATCTGACTCCATCTCGGAGAAAGGGATATCTTCGAACGCTACCCCTTCCCCCGACTCTACTCGTTTGGGGCCGAGTTACCCATAGCTACGTTCATCATTTTATTGAACGAAACCAAATCAACAGCATCTTCTAATGCCTCACGGTCGGCAGCCAGCTTAGGATCTACCTTGGCTAGAATAATCTCCGCTGCATCTACCATTGTATCGATATCTTCATCAGACATGGTTGTAGCGTCCTCAGTGGAACCAAGCTTCTCAATCACCTTGACGAACTTACGAAGCTGCTTGAGTGTCAGAGGCCTGACTGTTCTTGTAATGTCATCCCCAAACTCAATAGCTTCTCCCTGTCTCACATCATTCTTGTTCATTTCATCACTCTCCTATTAAAAAAGAATAGCGCAGAGGCCGAAACCTCTGCGCTAGACTCAAATTTTTAGTTAACTGCTGAAGTAGTTCTTCAATTAGGCTATGAGCTTAAGCTCACGATTCCTTATCTTCAACAATACCGTACTCAGCGCCGCTAGCAGCACCGTCAGGTAGAATACGGAACTCCACCGGGAATACGGTTGCCTCTCCACGCTTGTACGAATGTCCTGAAGCCGAAGCCGACACAGCACGGTTGCATGTGTAGACACGATCGAATCCCTCAGGTGACTTACCTGTGAAACGAAGCTGACGCTCCGTAGGACGACCAGTCGGGTTAACTCCTAGCTCAAGTACGCCTCCGTTAACGCCTGCGGTGTAAGCAGCGTCAGGACGGCCCCAAGCAATAGCCAGGTTGGAAAGCGTACCCTCAGCGAGAGTGGTCTTAACCATGACCTTAATTGACTGCTCAATCAAACGAGCAGCGTCACCGAACTGGTCAACGATAATGTCGACAATATCCGGCTCAAGTGTGATCTCCACACCATCAATGGTGAAGCCCATATCGGCTAGCGGGGTAGCAGGGACACCATCAGGGTCTAGCTCTCCAGAAAGCTCAATTGTTCCAACACCAACAAGAATGTTCTTTACTTCTCTTGCCATTTCAAATTCCTCCTAAGAATGATGAACGAGGCGGTCATATGCGTTCCTTCTGCCTCTACGTTCTATAATCGAAGGTATCTGGATTCTGCTTCTATTGCAAACTATCTACGGATAGTAGTCGGGATGCCGAACTCCTTAGCTCCCTTGAACCTAATTGAGCCGTTCGATGATCTTCCCATGAGAAGAATCTGCCCCTTAGGTGTCACCCTTACATTCTCAACTCCCATAGTTGCAAGGAGAGCTTTGCTCACACCCGCTCTTTTCAGAGCGACCTTGGCACTTTTGTCGATAGACACCTTGCCTTTTGTTGCCGACTCAACCACCTCTGCTGCTGCCGTATTGGCTGTGATGGCAGCTAGGACGGTTGCAGATGATTCAATCTGTGATCTCAAGGACTGAATGAGCTTGTTCACGCTCCCCGTCCTGTTTGTAATCTGTCCTCCAGACCTGCTTTTTGTGAAGACCAACTGGCCTCCATCATCTTTTGAGAACACCATGAGCTTGCCCTCTGTAGGGTCGTATGTTGCACCGAACTCATGCCGTGCCCACAGGTTTGTAGAGGGGTTCACCACTCCACCACCTGAGCGAGTCTCTTCTGCATCAGGTGTCTCGCCTTCTGTAAGGCCGTTAACTGCAACCACAACAGTCCCATTAGACCAAGATACGTTGATCGCTGTTCGTGCCGCCATGAACGCCCAGAAATTCCTGTCGCTCTTGCTCCCCGTTCTACTGCGCTCCAGCATTTCGCCAATCACCATACGGGATACGACCTCACCCACAGCAGGGGCAGCATCTTCTACAATGCTCTCCATCTTGGTTCCAGATAGGCTCAACTGCCTGGTGAATTCCTCTAGGTCTTTTTGATTGACTGTGACTTTCAGCAATTAATAGTCGTAGTAGTCTTCAGCATCTTCAACTGAGGCCCGCACGAAAAACACATATCCGTCTTCGGGAAGCGACAGTAGATGCACTGACTCATCCTCTCCCACCCATTGAAACGGATGTTGCTTAAAAAAGCGAGTACCAGAAGTAGTTGTATAGGTTAACGGGCCTTTCTTCATCTTAAGAAGCACTTTGCCACGGCTCTTGCGCTTGTCGAACAGATCCTTGTAATCGAAGAGAACTCTATTGTTCTCCCTGTAACGTCTTTCCATATCACCAGTATAAAAGAAAATGCCACCCCGAAGGGTGGCATGTTCAAAAATCAATTATCTAAGGACTAGATATCTTGAACCTTACGAAGATAGGCGGCTGCGGCTTCAAGCCATTCAGGATCATCTTGAAATTTACCAAGCGATGTATTGCAATGCCAGCACAGCAGTCCCCGAACTACCTGAGTTTTGTGACAGTGGTCAATCGCCAGCCGTTCGTCTCTTCCACATATTGCACACTTAGCTTCTTGAAGTTCAAGTAGTTCATAGTATTCCTCAGTAGAGATATTTAATTTCTGCCCTCGCCTCTCTGCTACCCGTTTTTTATCACAGAGCTTGCAATATGTAGCTAGGCCATTTGGCTGACGCTTATTTTTGTAAAACTCAGTAATAGGTAAATCGGTATCGCACCGTCTACACAACCGTGTACCTCCTACAGCGTAAGGATCACGATTTTCGTTAACTTCGATATAGCCTTGGACTCGTCTCTTATTTTCTTCAGAAAGTCGCTGACGATCTTCGTCTGTTTTAACACGTCTAGCATCATTGAAACACTCAATACACTTGCGACTACGACCGTGAAACGAGTCTTGAGGTTTACATTGTAGACATATTGAACACTGCTTCATCAGGTACAGTATAACACAAAAAGGAGCCTTTCGGCTCCCTCTTGCTCACTAACTATTTAGTTAGTTTCAAATTTCGGCTACCTTGATATCGGTCACTGTCACAGCAGCGTCGAGGTTCTCAATCTGGTTCGCAACTCTTGTGTACACAGTGTACTCAATTGCGTCCTTCTTCGGAATGTACTCACGGTAGACCTTGATCTCACGCTGAACACCGATGATCATGTTCTTCGGGAAGGTCCACACGCCGTAGCCGTGATCGCCATCTGCTCCCGAGTAACTTCCCTCAGCATCCTCAGGGAAGAGAGGAATCTCTACGCTGGTCACACCGAAAGGCTTGAACCATACGCTTCCTCCACCCTGGCCGCTGACAGCCTCAGTAGTAACAGCACGCTCCTGAATGTTCAGGAATGCTCCACCTGATGCGTCAGATGCGTTGTTGATGAAGTCCTGTAGGAGTCCCGGTGAGGTGAAGAAGCGAAGATCGCCTCTACGGCTCAGGTACTTACGAGGAAGAGTCTTCACAACTGAGTTGAAAACACCCTTATCAAGTACTGATCCACCTGCTGAAATCACATGTGCGCCAGCAAGGAATCTCTTTAGGAATCCATCAAGCGACTTAAGCAAGTCGTCAGAATCGCCGGTATCACCGTTGATATACAGATCTTCCAAATCGTTTCCAAGCTGAGTTGCCATCAGTCGAGCAACATGATCCTCTAGGGAATCTCCCTCAAGGTTATCCTCCAAAGACTCTGTAGTCAGCTCCCAGTCCAGACGAATCTTCACAGTCGTCATTGAGATCTTGGAGAATGTGGGATCAACGTTGACACCAGTGTCAACGCCCTCAGTGGCCTTCTTAGCAAGACGACGGCCGACCGCAATCTTGTCAAGTTCCTCTGTAGGGTTGTTCATCTTCTTACGGCGAACCAAGCCCGTTAGAGCCGCCTCGTCCCACATGTAGTCGATGAACTTGTCCGCCTGAGCGGGCTTAAGAATACCTCCACCAGCAGCACCTACGGCTGTAGTGTTCAGTACCTTCTCTAGTAGTTCTTCTGCACTCATTTAATTATCCCTTCCGAAGAGCGTATGTAGGAACGATCGAATCGCCCCAGAAACCCTCTTCCTTTTCAATCTTCTGCTCGCCGGTCTTAACCTCGTCGCCTGACTTCTGCACAGCGCCAGAGTTCTCAACAGTATCTAGTCTACCCTTGATTGCCTCAAGCTCAGCAGTAATGTCAGTCTTAATTGTCTCAACAGCTTCAGCAGTTGCGACCTTCTCAAGTGCGCCTGCCACCTTCTCAAGTGACTCAGCAACCTGAGCAAACCTCTCGTCGGCTGACTTAGCAAGGTCTGCTGATGCAGCCTCAAGCTTCTCGTCAATAGCCTTCGCTAGCTCTTCTTCGTTCATTAAATCCTCTTCCTTGTTCAGTGGCTCTTCAGAAGCCTCAGCCTCTTCGCCCTTTACAAAATCTACGAACTTACGGAAGATGCTCTTCTCGGCATCCGTAAGCTCTTCTACACTAGTTGTAACAGAAGCTTCCTTATTCTGCAAATCTTCTGCGCCCTTATTTAGTTCGTCAGTCATATTTTCCTCCTTGTCGTCTGACTTTGAAATTTCAGACTGATACTTCGCCTCGCACTCTTCGCTGTTCTTTCTCGACCGAACGCCAGTCAGAAGCTCAGTAGAGCGGATCACGTCGTAATCAGCCTTGTTTCTAATCGCTGCTCCCTGCCATCTCTCAAGAGCGTCAACAACGTCCCCGATTTCAGATGACAGATCAGCAAATTCGCCAGTCTCACCATTCCATGCTTTCTCAATCTCCCCATCGGCAATAGCCTCACTGAACTCAGTGTCGCCGTCAACCGACTTAATCAGCGAGATTGTCGCAAATCGGTTACAAGGATTATCTACTAGAGATAGCTCGGTAAGTCTGTACTTAGTGATTCGCCAGGCAGGAACTTCTTTATCCCCGTCCTTGGCTAGTACACGTTCTTTCTCCTGTGTAGCTCCTCCTACTGAGAAGCCACCTAGGGTGCCATCCAACACCTTCTGCCAGGTGTCTTCAGCCCCTTTTGAGATCTTCGCCTCAACCCACACACCTGAGAACTCATTACCATCGTCATCAGTGTATGTATCTTGACGCCAATCGACTGCTTTTCCAACAGCCTTCTTCTGATGCATTTCACGAATATTCCCGAACCAGTTTGCAAAAGCCTCTGTTGACGCATCTGCGTCCAGAATATCTCCCGCCTGATCCAAGTTGTCCAAGGTAGCGAAGCCACCTACGATACGCTTCTTAACATCAATCTTAATCAACGGAACGCCAAGCTCGAAAGAGCCGTCGTCGTTCAGTTCTAAATTCGTTTCAAAATCCATGCTTTTACTCCATTTGCCATCCTGGCCCTTTGAAAAACCAGCACGCTTTACGGCTGCCCATGCTTCTTGAGAAGCATCTTCCTCAGCCTCTCCCTTATCCAGCGCATCGTTGAACACCTTAAGCCAGATCTTCTGTCCGGCCTTCGGTAGAACTCTTGCTGCTTCGGGAAGTACGTTCTTCGGCATCTTCTTAGTTTGCTACAGTTTCAGACTAAAGTGCCAATCAACGTCTCGTTGACTTCGGCACTTCGCCCTTATCTGCTGCACTTCCTCTCGTTCCAACCCCTTGAGGAGTCTGACCTGCGGGGGTGGAAGTCTGTTGTTTGTTCTTAGATGAACCGTCTGTTGTCTTACGTGGAGCGCCAGCAGTTCCTCCTGTTGAAGCGCTTCCCTTTCCTCCCGCAGTTGCGCTGGTGGCCTTCACGGTCGCAACCTTCTCCGCAATAGCTGTCTGCTGAGGAACTGCTTCAGCCTGAGCTTCAGCCAGTTCAGCATTTGCGTTCTGCAACCTGATCTTGGCCTCAGAATCAGCAGCCATATCAACGAACTTGTCTCCACGCTTACGAGGTGTGTAACCCGTCTGCGCTCTAGCTTCGTTCGGTGACTCAACACCAAGACGGATATAGCGGTCGTGGATCCTGCTCTGCGTCTCCGCATCAAGAAGGTCGTACTCCATGAACTCAAAGCTGTACATGTCAGTTATCTCACTGACGATACGGTTCACCTTCTTCGCTACCCGACGCTGTTCGGGTTTGCATACTTGATACTTGAAACTCTTGTCATCTTCACGGGCAGCAGCAACACCAGTCCCCAGACCGATCTTGGACTTGGGAACTCTGTGTACCATTGCGATGCTCTCATGGTTACCAGCACGGTACTTCTCAAATGAGGCCTCTTGAACCTTGTTCTCAATAGCCTCCAGTTTTACATCTACATTGCTTCCCATATGTGCAGGGACAGGAATGTAGAGAGTGCCGTGGTGCTTGCCCTTCACCTCTCGCCTGAAGTAGTCGAGAATTCTCTTCTCGGCCTGCATCGAGAGCTTTGCTCCCTTGACGATCAAGGCATAGCGGGGCACAGCTTTGTTTTCGAAGTAATCCAGATTGTACTCTGATGCGAACTTCTGCCCTGCAATTGCGCTCATGGCAGAAATAATGTCAGGCACTCCGTAGTAGACGTTCTTAGCTGTGTGCTTCTTAAAGTGAATGATCTCATTCGGCCTTGAATCTACGCCGAAGTAATCGGGTGTCGTACGATCCCCGAAATTACGGAAGAACGTAATCTTGTCCTGAACGATCTGAATGAACCCGTCTCGGTTCTTTCTCACTCTCATAGTCGGAGACGGAATGTATCCCACGTATCCGATCTGCCCATTCAGCTTACGGCTAATCTCTAGGTAGCCGTTTCCAGTAGCCTCAACGTCGAACCAAACCTTGAAGAGAATGTCATTGAAGTCCTCATCCTCGTTCAGTCCCTCTAGCCACTCATCAAGTCCCTCTGTGACACGAACGAGCTTGCGGCCTAGCTTCGCAGCCTTGTCGTCATCATCCTCTACGTTCGAACGGGCTTCCTTGACCTTGGACTTCTCCTTCCACTGATAGCCGAGGCCAACGATGTTGATTGCCTTGGTTACAATGCAGGCGTAGTGGGTGTCGTTCTCGACACTTAGATCAACGAGATGGTCTAGGTTATATGGCGGCATCGCAAGCTCATAAAGCTCGTACCCGTTGATCTGCTCAACGTTCCAAGCCTTAGTCTTAGCTGTTCCGGTGCCAGGAGTCTTCGGAGCGTTTCTCGACGGTCCGACCATATCCTTCTTCAGTGCATACTTTACTCTGCGCTTAGCATTCTTGTCCAGTGAATCGAAGGGAATGGCAGCGAAGCGATCCTCGCCCCCGCCCAACTTCTTCAATTCCTGTCTGTAGAACGAGTCCTGGGCCTCGTCCAGTTTTACATCATCGAGAATATTGGGGTCGCCATCTTCATTGCTGAACCCTTCCCAAGTCTCATCCTCTTCATCAAATTGCGCTCTAGACAACTCCGTCAGCCTGAAGCACAGCATCTACTGCATCAGGCACCTTTCCGTCGAGCAGTCTCTCCATCTGATCTTCCCACTCGCTTGTGGTGATCTTACGGAATGACGGAAACCATACCGGACGCCCCTTAAGATCGAAGTTCGACTTAACTGCGTCAATCATTCTCTGCTCTAGTCGCAAGTCTCCTACACGACCTTGAACACAGAAGTAGTCGCCCTCACCGTTCTTGAGGTAGACGCCTCTCTCCAACTCCCAGACACACACACCGAATCCAACGTCGGGGTAGTCCATAACTTGCTTCGGTACTAGAATTCCTTCACTCATGCTGCTTCTCCTATTCAGGATAACCTGAATAGGACCACTATAGCAACAGTCGTCAACCCTTCGTCAGTATTTAGTTAATTTAGTTCGTACTTGGTTCGCATATACTCAATCCTGTCGATTGCTTGCTTGGCTATCGAATCCCATGAGTAGTGCTTGTGCATCTGCTCAGTGAGAATGCTCTGCACCCCTGAGTAGTAATCGTAGTCACGGATCATGACTTCCATCTTCTCAACAAGCTCTTCAACAGAGATATCCAACCACTCACCGGGGTGAATCTTCTGATTGTCCGATAGAACCCACTTGGTGTCTTTCAACTGAAGAGTCGAATGTCTAGCTACATCTGCTGCTACACCCTCGTTGGTAACGATCGTAGGCAATCCTGAAGCTTGAGCTTCCCAAGGGATGAGTCCCCAGCCTTCTCCCCGTGTTGGATATACGAGGCAGTCAACGCTTCTGTAGAGTTCCCACAGTTCTTTCTGCGTCATCACATGACTGATGATTCTCAAGTTGTTGTCGAACATACCTGGGGACGCAATGATCGACCCGCTCGCATCTTTGACCCGTGCCTGAGGATATTTGATACACTTGATGACAAGTTCTACGTCGTTTCGGTCCTTGAACGCTTCATACCAAGCACGCAGAACTAACTCCCCGCCTTTTCTCACAGCAGGCTCACCTACATGCAGGAAGCGGAACGGCCTGTTCTCTCTCCTGTGTTCAACTGGCTGCCAGCATTCCTCAATACCATGAGGCAGAACGAAGATATCTTCAGTCCGGTTTCTTCTGTACTGAGAGAACACGTCCTTGACAAACGGCGAGGTAACCCACAGATCATCAACCGCTTTGAGTCCCGCAACCCAGTTCTTCGGGACCTCAGTTGACTCCCACGGCGTGTAGCCGATCGTCAACCTGTCTTTGAATTCATAGTCAGGCGGCATACAGAAGTTCAACTGAACGTCAGAATCGGGGAGTATTGTAACTCCCCGATCCATCAACGACTTTGTTAGCAACCTAGAGGCATTACCGTAGCCGGTGTGTTCACCGATCACTACTGTCTTGTAAGAAATCTTCAATTCTATAGCCTAATTCTAATGGCTGAGTTACCTTTACGACCTTGAAAGTTGTGGTTCTTCCGCACTCATCGCATGGAAGAGTAATCTCAGGGAAGAAGAGTCCTTCGATATCGAACTCCTCCCCGCACTCAAGACATTCATACTCTGCGACAAAACGCTTTGCTAGTTCCACATCAACCTATCTGATCGGGCAACCGTTAACTGAACAGGCTAGTTCTCCCTGCCCAAATTCCTTGATGTACTCAGCGTTCTCAAACTCAACCTGAGTGATCCGCTCCAACGGAGCCTGAGGGCGTGATCCATCAACCATAATGGTTGTGCCCTTCAAGTGCGGGAGGTAATGGATAATTGTCTTTGCTGCTGCATCGACAGTGGCATCGTCAGCGGGACCGATCTTTAGATCGTAAACACTGACTCCCTCATCCAACTGACGCTCCAAGTTGTTGACCTGCTTGGCGTCAGGTTCGATATTAACCGTGAACGACACAGCGTTATCTGCGTAGCACTCTTGGAACATCGCCTGGACGGCCAACATATCTCCAAGAGATACGTCGCTGGCTCCCTCGACAATCTCAGGGTCATATCCTGCGTCGATTACCTGCTGCACCAATGGGTCCTGAACATAGAATGTCACTACCTTTGTGTTAGGCGAGTAGATGCAATCCTCTACCTCATATCCCTGGTCAGCGTATTCCTGAACCTGAGGATCGTCGGCGCTGTAACGAACACGGCGTTTCATCCAAGGTGCGTAACAGGTCTGACCGCTAGGTGTCTCACCGGGAAGGTTGGCGATTGAGCCAGTCGGTGCGAGGGTTGAGTTCTTGACAGGCACAGGGATGCGAAGCTCTCTAGCATAGAGTGAGCAAGCCTTGTCAACTGTTGACTTCCAGTCCCGCAAAGTCTTACGCAC